CGATTTTGTGAACGATAGTTAATATTATCTTTAATAGTATTGTAGTCAGATTTGCTACCCATAAGTAAACTATCATCGACCATCATGACTTCATCATATCCAGTCTTTTCAATAATTTTTGTTTTGATTTCTAACTGCTTCTTCTCTTTACCAATTCTACGAAGAAATGCAAAGTGAATAATTTGAGTAAAGTATGCAAATGGATTCTTGGACTTCTCAGGATCAAAGTTATGAATGTATTGGACACAGTTCTCAATGCCATCAGAAATCATGTCCTCACGGAACATGTAATTAACAAAGTTCGGTTTATATGATAGATGAGTTGCAATCTTTAGGAAGCATTCTCCAAGATAATTTGTAATTGGAGGTTTTCCAGGCCAGTGCTTTGATCTATCTTCTTTTGTGGGTTCTCTACCGAAGTTTTCTATAAAATGTTTTGAGACTCTTGCTCTATAGTTAACAATTTCTTCTAGAAACTCTTTATTGTTAACATAATGCTCTGATTTTTTCTTTGGCATGATAGTTGTATATTCGTTTCATTATAAACATTATAGCACACTTCTAAGGGGGCTTGACAAACTTACCAAATATGAGTAGACTAGGTTTGTTCCCGTTAAAGAGAGAGATTAGCTTTCTTTAATACCTTTAAAGATCTTCTCTAAAGTTTCTCTAGCAGACTCTACAGATGTAATGTATCCACTCTGTTCTGAGATCTTTACTTCACCAGATGGTTTATAGACATCAATAGAAGAAGAATAAGTAGTATCATCATCTTCAAGATAATTTTTATATAATTCAATTAATTTTTTATTCTTACTTTCGGTCATAGTAAGAACTTTATCTAATTTTATAAAGTAAAAATCATCTTCAGTAAGATCCATCCATGGTTTTACTTTTAAATAAATTCCACCATGATTATTAATCATTTTTATAGTGATTGGATTTTGTAAAACAAGTAAAGTATCATCGGTAGAATCATCTACAAGAACTAAAGAGAATATTTCTTCTCCCGATACTAGTTTAATAACTGCGTAAAATTCTTCGTCCATATTAGTTCTTTAGTGGTATGTTTATGATATCGTAATTAAAATTTTCTTCATTATAAACTTTAATTCTTTCTATTAAATGATTAAGTGTATAATTTTTCCTGGATTTGTAAGTGATGTCGTCAGCAATATCATACAATGTTGCTTTTGTTTTGTTATTTCCTTTTCTAAGAACTCTGCCAATCGATTGGAGATTCCTAATTCTTGACTTGGAAGGAGAAGCAAAAATGACATTATGGAGATTTTTAATATTAATCCCTGTACTAAATGTTCCGTATGAAGCGACGATAATCGCGTTGTTTTCTTTTTCAGTAATCTCTCTTACTTTTTCACGATCATCGGTAGCAACACCGCCATGAACAAAAAATACATGACGATCATCCACCCTATTGTTATTTATTAAATCGAATAATGGTTGACCATGACCTTCAACTCTTGAAAATAGGATGAGAGTATTTCCCTTTAAATCTAGAGCAAGATTGCGAATGAAACGATTGCGTCTTTCATGATTTATGATATACTGAACTTCTTCTTCAAAATTCTCAAATTTATGTGAAGGATGCTTTAATAAAAGAACATTGATGTCTAATGTTGCAACATGACCTTTTTTCATCAGTTCTTCTGTTCTGATGATCTTGTATGAAGGCCCAAACAAACCTTCCAACACCCACTTATGAGTTTGAGTACCGTCTAGTGTTCCAGTAAATCCAAAACGATATTTGCAGTCTGCAAGTTTTGACATTATAGATATTAAAGACTTAGATTTAAACTGGTGTGCTTCATCTCCAACGACCACATTAAATCTTGAAAAGTATTTGCGAGGGAGTTTGTAGATGGACTGCCAGGTGGTGATAATCACCTGTGAGTCAGTTTCTCTTTCTCGTCCAGCATAGATCTTGTGGCAAAATGAACCTACATCCCAACCATAGTCTGCAAAGTCTTTATACATCTGTTCTACAAGCGAAGTCGTCGGAACGACTATCAGAGTATTTTGCCCTTTCTCAACGTAATATCTCACAACAGAATATATCATCAATGACTTTCCCGAAGCAGTTGGAGATATCAGTAACCTTCTATTATGTCTTAATGCGTCGTAGACACCTTCTATTTGGTAATCGCGTGGGGAATATTTGCTGATCGCAGTCATATAATCTTTTACACCTTCTCTTGAGATCTGATCATTAGTCTCAAAAGGAAGTCCATAAAATTTATTATTTACAAACTCATAAGTGTATTCGTGATTTTTACAAAACTGTATGAGTTTATCTAATAATCCAACATAAATTTCTCCCGTTTGTGTGTTAAACAAACGTATTTTTCCGTCCCAGTGCTTACTACGATACTGGGGCATAAATTTTGCACCTGGTACTTCAAAGGTAAACTGGTCTGCTAACTCGTAGTAGACATGTGGTTCTGCTTTTACCTGAAGATATACCTCGTTTTTCTTAGAAATAATCAAATGAGACATAACATATAGGTCAAACCTATATGTATTTAGTTCATGTATTTAAATCGATACTTTAATAGGTATTATACTTATCATTACGTATAAAATTTTTGATTTCATTGAAATCAAAAACATAAAATTCTGATTCAGTTTTACCATCAAATAAATGCCTCATAATTCTATGTCTCCCATCAAGCATTCGATATTTATTATCGAATGGATTTGAGAGGTTATATGCAACTATTCCTGGAATAGTTGGATCGCAATTTTTATATGCATATCCACCACAACATGTACAATTTTCACCAACATCATATGGAAAAAGATGTTTACTTTTCCATGCAATTTCTTTCAGTTTTATTGTTTCTAATCTGTCTTCAGTTAACATATTGTCAATTATGTATTTTAAATCCAGAACTTTGTCTGATAGTCTAGGTTGTCCTTCATACTCCCAATTTCCACCACTCATTGTATAAGAAAATCTTGGGTTATTATTATGAGGATATTTGTTGTTAACTAAAGTAATATCCAGTTTCTCACTATTCATCAGTCATAAAATTTACTTGCGAATATTTATGATTCGTCATAGAATTTAAAATCTAATATTGCTTTATATAATTCACTCTTTAACTTAGAAAGATGCTCCTGCTCAAAAGGATGTCTTGAGGGAGCACCTTCCCAGTTTTGTATTCTTCTACAAACACAGTCATATAAAAGATGAATATCTTCTATACTAAAATCCATTATAAATTTTGACTCTTCTTCCATTTAAAATCCTGCTTGGAACTTCTGCCATTCAATAGCATTTTTAATTTGAAAGGTACGATTTGAAATTGTTTTAATAATTTCTTCTAAAAACTTAAGTTCGGTATCATAATATTTAATCTTCATCTCAGATGTAATCAGTTTCTCATCAGCATCCATATGCCTCTGTAGTGCTTCTTTATCTCTCACCTTATAGGGAAAAGGTTCTTCTTCATAAACTTCTTGTGGTGCTTTTCCTGTGTAGTAATTATACCTTTCAAGTTTGATTCTATTGTGAGAAGTTTTTGCTTTCTCTTTCAATAAAGTAATTGTGTTATAAACAATATAATACTTTGAATGAAGTTGTGGAATTTTTAAAGATTCGTCATGTAAATTATCAGGATCAATGGAAGAATCTCTCTCCCACATTTCCTGAATTTGTTCAAGATTCATAGTGGTTTATTTTGCATGTCAAGTAAGTTATACACAGTATACTTGAAACTAACCTCTGCTGTAAAGTAATTGACATCTGTATCTGTAGCAGTAAAATCGAGAGATGTCAAGGAGACGGGGAATAGGTCTTTAAATTTGACCTGTGCCTTTCCACGATAGTTGCTGTTTAAGATGATTAAAGTACCATCACTGAAAAAATTATTAATATCGTTTGCACCATCTTTAAAATATTGATCTGCATACTGTTGTGTAGTTTCTGGAAAACCTAATGCAGTCAACCAATTGTGAATAGTTTTGTAATTTACCAGATCTTCATCAACTAAAAATCTAAAACTAAAATCACTATAAGTTAACTGATCACCAGGAACATCAAGCGTTTTTAAATATGTGTTCTGTTGAGTAGTTTGTAATGTAATCTGCGGTATTTTTGCAGAATTAGACATAAACGAAACTTTTGGATACTTTGCCAAAGTAAACTCAAATCCAACAGG